CGCGCTCAAGGACAAGCAGGACAAGTACGCCAAGAACTGGGCCTACTATGACGGGAATCATCCGCTAGTCTACTCATCGTCCCGCCTCCGCCACGTCTTCGAGAAGATGGACGCCCGATGGTGTGAGAACTGGGCAGCCGTCGTCGTCGACTCCCTCCTTGACCGCGTACAGCTCAAGGGCTTCACCTGCAAGGACAAGACCGTGCGGGTCGCGCTTGACGAGTGGTGGGATTCGCAGGACATGGCGGCGGACTCCGAGGAGATCGCCAAGGCCGTGTCCGTCTGCGCCGAGGGCTTCCTCATCGCCGAACAGGGCGAAGACGGCAAGCCTCGGACTTTCGAGAATCAGCCCCACCTCGTGGCCATGCTCTACGCAGAGAACGACCCGAAGACGCCCGAGTATGCGGCGAAGTGGTGGGAGGCAGAGAAGCGGACGTTCCTGAATCTCTACTACTCAGACCGCATCCTGCACTTCGTCGCGACCGCCGAGCGCACCGACATCAGCGAACCCGCCGCCTTCACCCCCGTCGCCGACAACCCCGAAGAGGTCAACAGTCTCGGCGGCATCCCGGTCTTCCACTATCGCGTTGACCGGCGCGGCAAGGGCAGGCTGACAGACGTCATCCCGCTCAATAACGCGCTCAACAAACTCTTCGCCGACATGATGGTGGCCGCCGAGTACGGGGCCTTCGAGCAGCGCTGGATGATCAGCAGCGTCGAGCTCGACAAGAACAAGATCCTCAACTCGCCGCGTGAACTGCTGAACCTGCCCGCCGGCGAGGGTGAAGGCACGCAGCAGACGCAGGTCGGACAGTTCGCCGCCACGCAGCTTTCCAACTTCATCGCCGGCCTCGACCACATCGCCAGCCGGATCGCCATCCTGACGCACACGCCCAAGCACTACCTGCTCGAACAGGGCGACGTGTCGGGCGAAGCTCTCATCGCCTCAGAAGCGCCGCTGACCAAGGAAGCGCTCAAGTATTGCGCCCGCCTCGAAGCCACGTGGAAGCACGCCGCCGCCTTCGTCATGGGCCTCGCCGGGCACGCCGTCTCACCGAACGACATCGAGTGCATCTGGGAAGACGAGCACACCGTCCAGCCGTACACCGAGGCGCTGATCCACAAGACGAACGTCGACGCCGGCATTCCCATCGTGACGCAGCTCAGGCGCGAGGGCTGGTCGGAAGAGGAACTGAAGCAGATGGCCAAGGACGCGGACGAAGCGCAGGCGCAGATGACCTCGATCGCCGACGTGGCCCTCAGCAAAGCGCGCAAGGAGTTCGACCAGGGCACGAACCCGGGGCCGTATCCAGCGCCGCCGACGACGCCGAGCACGCAGGCACCGCAGGTTGAAGTCCCGCCGACGCAGGCGCCGAAGGCGAAGCGGGGGCGTAAGTAGTGCCCGTCGCCTACGAGAGTGACGTAGTAAAGGCCATCCGCGGCTTCAAGGCCGAACTGCGGGCGCATGAGGGCGTGCAAGTGAACGCCATGGCCGTGAAGTACCTCGACGTTGAGAAGGCGCTTGAATCGAACATCGCCGCCCTGTCCGAGCAGATCGCACGTCTCGGGGCGCAAGGCATCGAGCCCTCCTGGAGCCAACTGTACCGGCTCGAACGCTATCAGGCACTGCAACTGCAGACGATGGAGGAACTAGCGCGCTTCAACGGCTGGGCGGTCGACGTAATCAAGGCCGAGCAACTGGACATGATGACGCGCGGCATCGACAACGCCGCCGCCGCGCTCGAATCCATGAAGCCGGGCCTCGGCCAGTTCACGAAGATGCCCCACGACGCACTGCAGGGCATGGTCGGCGTCGCCCGCGACGGCTCACCACTTGGTGACTTGCTGGCAGCCTCGTACCCGGCGATGCGTGACGGCATCACGCGCGAACTGACGCGCTCCGTGGCTCTAGGCCGGAACCCGCGCGTCACGGCAGCCGCGATACGCAAGGAGACGGGGCTCGGCCTCAACCGCGCCTTGACCATCGCCCGCACTGAGCAACTGCGCGTCTATCGCGAGGCGACGCGCGAATCGTACAAGGCGGCGGGCGTGACGCAGTACCAAAGAATCGCGGCGCTAGACGAACGGACCTGTGTCGGTTGCGCGATAGCCGATGGCGAGATCATCCCCATCGAGTCTGAGTTTGACGAGCACTGCAATGGGCGCTGCGACCTACTCCCAATCATTCCCGGCGTCGAGAATCCCGTCGCCGAGGGTTACAAGGAGTGGTTCGACAAGCAGCCCGCCGAGACTCAGCAGACCATCCTTGGCCCCGGACGTTATGACGCACTCAAGTCGGGCTCTGCCTCGTGGTCAGACCTCGCGACGCACGTCTCGGACCCGAAGTGGGGCGGGGCGTATGTCCCGACCAACGTCGGCAGCCTGAAGGGTGTCCAGGGCGCGGACGTGGTGAGGGCGGCGGAGAACGTGGCGGCGAAGGCGGCGAGCGAGTGGAAAGACCTTGGCAGCATCGCCGACTGCGAGAAGTTCGTCAGCCAGTGGGCGACGGCCAACTTCAAGGGGCTGTCACTACAGGACGCTAACGCCTTTGCCCGCGCGCTCCGCGACGAACGCAAGTTCGGCAAGATGAACATCCGCCAGATCACTCCGAAGATGTACCGGCGCAACGCCGCTGCGGAATGGGACCCGAACGTACACGGGCTGAACTACTCGAAGACCAAGATTGCTCAGATGAGCGAACCTCACCTGAAGGACGCCGCCGAAGTGGTCGCCGAGCTGGAAACGCGCGCGGCTCAGTGGGAGAAGTGGCTGGAGGCCGGCAAAGAGTACGGGGGCACCGCGTCGGCGAAGAACTTGCGCAACGCTAAGGCGTGCTTCCGTGAACTGGCAGAGCAGAAACTGGCGCTCGCCGAGGGACGCGGCGTTATCCCGTACAACGTCTCCGAGTATGCGGCGAATCGCGCCGAAAAGGTGCGGATGCTGTGGAGCCACGAACTCGGCCACATGCGCTACTACCAGCGCGGCGACCTCCAGAACACCATCAGGCACTATTGGAACTTTGGCGGGCGCCGCGTCTTCCCTAGCGACTACGCGCGCAAGAACGTCGAGGAGTGGTGGGCCGAATCGTTCTCTGCGTGGAGATTCGGCCACGGCGACCTCGTCGATTCGCGGCTGCTCGACATATTCGAGCGCGAGTTCACCGGACACGTGACGCCATGACGCAACTATCTGGCGGCTGCGACGTCTGTGCGCGCTACCTCTCGGAGCTGCGCTGCGAAGCATTCCCCGACGGCATCCCCGAGCCGATCCTATCGGGCGCAATCGACCACACGAAGCCGTATCCAGGCGATGACGGCCTCATGTTCACAACCTCGTCCAGCGTGATGCCGGACGCCAAATAAGGAGCCGAGATGGCCACCGAAGCAGCAGTAGCACCCGATCAAGTAACACAGGACGCGGGCCAAGGCAGCGCCAGCGACGCAGGAACACCGGACGCTGAGACAGCACCGGCGACCCCTGAGTCGTGGTTCGGCGCGCTACCTGAAGACGCTCAGACCATTGCCCAGAAGTGGCATGACGAGAAGGTCGCCGGCCTCAAGTCGGCGCTCGGTTCCGAGAGGGACGACCGCAAGACAGACCGCACGGCATTCCAGAAGCAGCTCACAGACGCCATCGCCAAGGCGAGCGGCGAAGGAAAGGCCGAACTCGAGAAGATTTCGGCCTCACTCAGCGAGTCAGGCACTCGCTCCGACTTCTACGCCGACGCACACGAGGCGGGCGCAGGCGACCTGCGCCTAGCCTGGGCAGCCGTCAAAGAGTATGAGCTGTACGACCGCAAGGGCAATCCAGACATCGAAGCCCTGAAGACGAAGTGCCCGTACCTGTTCGTATCCGCCGCCAAACCTGTGCCGAAAGTCGGCGCCGGCAGCGGCACGCAGCAACCAGCAGCCCCCGCCAACGAGGACCCGATCCGGGCCGCCGTGAGGCGTAGGCAACTAAGCTAAGGAGCCCCCCCGTGGGATTCACCGACATAATCACCGCCACCGACACCGCTCCCTTTATTCCGACCGAGCAGTCGATGGAGATCATCAAGACGACCAAGGAAGCCTCCGCCATGCTGCCATTGGCGAAGCGCCTTCCCGACCTGCCGCGCAAGACTCGCACCCTCAAGGTCGAGGACAGCCTGGCGAACGTCTACATGGTAAACGGCCCTTCCGGCGCCAACGCCCCGGGCCTCAAGCAGACCAGCGATTTGGGTTGGCGCGACGTTGTGCTGACCGCCGAAGAGCTGGCCGTCATCGTTCCTATCAGCCAAGAGCAGCTCGACGACTCGATGGTCCCGATTTGGCCGGAAGTCCGCGAGCAGATTGCGGCCAAGATGGGCGCGGCTATCGACGAGGCCATGATTGGCGGCACCATCGCCGGCGTTCCGGTCTTCGCCTCGTGGCCGACCGGCGGCATGATCACGCACGCCACCAACGCGGGCAACACCGCCTCGCTGGCCGGGTTCGCCGACTTCTACGACGCCCTGCTCTCCACGGGCGGCGTCTTCAACCTCATGGAGCTTGACGGCTACACCCCCGACGGCGTGCTCGCCACGAGCACTGTGCGCAGCACCCTGCGCGGCAGCCGCGACGCCAACGGCCAGCCCATCTTCAACCGCGTCCCCGGCTCGGGCATGACCTACGAGCTTGACGGCGTGCCCTGCCTGTTCCCGGCGAACGGTTCGTATCCGGGCGCTTCCATCCTGCTCGCCGTTCAGCGCAACCAGATCGTGTACGCGATGCGCCAGGACCT